TCGTTAAAGATTTTATTGAAGTGTTGCACCAACTCTATTACGGTTGATGCTTTCATTTTAACAACTTCCTTCAATTCAAGACCTCAAAAGATTTCAATCATTTTTTGGAATACAAACTCTTTATCGTCCGAGTTGTTAAGTGTTAGCATGTACTTTTGATACCTATCTAAACTAATCTCAGATAGGTTGGAAGGTATTTCAATTTCTACTTGCATTGCATTACTTTCGATTTAACACCCTTCCAATACTTCAACGTTGCTTCCGCTTTCGCTACCTCGTTATCGATTGATTCTACGCATTGGAATTTCCAATTGTCTCCATATTCATCTTTGTAAGCGTCGGCAACCTTAACCGCACTTTCATTAATCATTTGTCTTAGTGATTTACCTGATTCCATATTTTCCTTTATTTGGGTTAGCTAACTGATAACTAACTGCATAGCGTAAAGCATCTAATCCGTGATTGAACTTATCAATCGGTGTTTCGGATTTCTTTTCAAGCCAGCAGTAGTTATTTAATTCTTTTATCAAATCTACGGAATTTTCGTCAATAATAAGATCATAGTCTTGTAATAAACTTATCCCATATTTTACTGAGTCCGCTCCCTTGATTGTTGGCACGATATTTAAACCTTGTGACTTTAATTCGTTGATCAAACGTGGCTCTGCGTTGTCCGCAACGATTAAATCACGTCCTGCAAATTGTCTGTTAAGTTGTGCTAATTGTGATGTAGTCAAACCTGTTTGATAAATGTGCAATCTAACATAAATAATTTTGTTAGTCTTATCTATTGACGTTTCAACAAGTGTTGATGGGTCTGTGCTGAATCCGTAATCCTGACCAAACACCGAACCATTATCATTATTAAACGCTCCTATTCTCCAATTGGTAAAGATAACACCCTCTGCTTTATCCAACCATCCACCAAGTATTGTATGTTTATATTTATCTGGACGTCGTTCTTTTATCGTTTTTATTTGATTTAAGAAACTTTCAGAAAGGTTTGATATGTTATCTTGATACGTTGTATGAATATAGGTTGTATCGCCTTTAATTGTATTGACTCCAGCTTCAACTCCTCTACTCTCAAAGAACTTTTGATAGATGAAATGCTCTTTTGTGGCAGGGTTAAGTATAAGTATAACCCTATTTTGTTTTTCTTTATGTCGAATAGAGTAATCAATCTTATCGAAAGTGTCTTCATCGGTCAACTCCTCCGCTTCATCTAACACCCATGTAGTTACTCCAGCCAAAGATTTAAGATTAGCTGTTTGTGTTCCTGAGCTTGTTTTAATACCTTTGAATAATATCTTACTACCCGTCCTTAGATTAATGATTTCATCTTTGGTAATATGAAAGTCTTTATGCTTATCTAATATATCAATCTTATCAATAAATTCAGGTATAATAGAGACGTGAGCAGAAGTAAGAGTGTACCTTGTAAATAAGATAACATGGTTTGTTTCGTATGTGAGTAGTAGTAAAAGTAAATTAATAGAATATGACTTACCACTACCCCGACCACCTGTAATAATGAAATACCTACTATCATTTGCAAAAGCTTTATATTTCGGATTCAGTACTACCAAAACTTATTAAGTCTTTTAGTGTTGTTGTGTTAATGTTAATGTCTGATTCAACTCTTTCTTTTGGTTTACCATATGAGTATTCAATGATAATCTTTGAGGCACTAATTTTATCAGCATCTTTTGACTTATCACTAACTACAATATTAGCTAAACATTGAATAGCATCTAATGAATAAGGCATCATTAAATCTCTGATTCTATTCTCTTCGTCTTTTGGTTTACGTCCAGCTCCTGGTCTTGCTCCTCCTGTTCCAGCCATTGATTTTGTATTGTTTATTCAATTACCCTAAAAAAGCACCTTCATTTTCATAAGCATTATATACTTGTTTGATTTTCCTTAACATATCGTTCAAACAAGACGCACATGAAGTTGGTTGCTCGTTGGTTTTAAACACTCTATTGTAAACCTTTAAGAATTGTAGTTGTTCTGAAGGTTTAACTCTTACAGTCATTTTAGGAAGTAAGAAAGTTAATTGTTCGTGTTCTGATTCTGTAAGACATTCAGGGGTTCTATAAGGGAATAGTTTGTTAAGTTTTTCTTGACGTTCTTTACACTTGCAATCATCCCCTGCAATGAAGTTAACAAGCTTGTCTATTCCTGTTGCTTCTGTAAATTTAGCTACTGTATCGCCAAATCCTTTTGATACTCTTTTTGCCATATTTTAAGTTTTCTTTTACATTTTTTTATCGTGTGAAAAATCGAGGTCAAACTAATTTTAGTTTCCTTTTCAAGTTCACGCATACTTTTACCGCTTCGCAAATATAATAAAAATAGTTGTTGGTCAAACCATTCCCATGTTTTTATTTGTTCTTCAACGCTTTGATAGTATAACTCAACTTCGTATGTTTTGTTGTTTTCATCTTCTGATAAGTCTACCATGAGGTCGATGTCTACCATTGATATTTCTCGCTTGCAGTAGTCAAAGAAGATATTACGTAGCATTATCCATATGAATGATTTTGTAATCACTTGACCTTTGCCGTACTTATGAAAACGAATGTACATATCTTGTACTATGTCTTCCGCATCGGTCTTGGCTCCAAAGCGTTTTACTATTCGTACCCATTCATCGTGGTACTGCGCGATCTCTTTTAAATTCATGCTTACTCTTTAATGAATGTACCGTTTTCGGTTTTACCTTTTCGATATTCAATAACTTTAAAGGCTCTATTTGCACAATCTTCTAATGAATAGCCCATTTGATTAGCTAATATTACAAGTGTGATGTAGGTATCTCCAAGGGCGTCAATCGTTTCTGAAATGTCTTTCTTTAGTATTGCAGAGGATAGCTCCCCAACTTCCTCCATGACCTTAGCCAGTTGTTGAAACTTATTATCTGGATTATCTAACTTTCTTGCTTTAGCCCAGTTGATTATTTCTCTTTCCATTCTTTTAAATATAAATCAATTAAAAATTTTGTCTTTTCTAAATCCTGTACAAAGTTACCTTTCTTTCTGCATCTTATAATCCGTTTGACCAAATCGAATTCATATGCATTCAAACCGTGATCTTCTGCAAACTTATAAAGCGAACCTTTCTCGTTGTTGTAATAGCTCGGAGCGTTGTCGGTCACTACTTCAAAATATAATTCAACTGTGTCAAATTGTTGCTCCTGTCCTTTGTCGTTAACTATCCACGTGTAGCTTTTATTTTGCCTTATAACGTCGTACACTTTACCATAGGTTACATTGGCAAAGTGTTTTTCAATACATCTTAACTTCATATTTTTCTCTTTCTTCTTTTGATTCAAAATATCTTCTTGTTGTATTTTCTTGTATGATAAGTAAAGATTCGACATGATTTAAATCAGCTATTGCTACACCTGTAAGGTATTGAATATTACATGCAGAACAACTACAACCAAAAGTTCCGTATATGGTTGACCCTATTTTCTTATTAAACCAATCTCGACTTCTTATCATAAATTATACATTTTGCTTATCTCTTCATTTACTCCGTAGTCTATTAAGTATCTTTTACCGTTTAACTGCCCCCAATTAGCTTTGTTGTAAAGGTCGCAATTGTCGATATTAAGCTCCTCAATCGATTCTTTTACGTTTGCGATGTCGTTATAATCAACATATGCGATAGGGTTATAACGTTTCATCTTTATTATCCCACGCTTATAGCTATACAACTCACCTAATAAATCTAAGTGCTTATACTTTTCCCAAACGTTGCGCTCCTGTATACATTGCAAGTACCCACGTAAAGAGATGGGTACTTTAACAACGTAGTCTTTGAATATGAAAACTATTCTTGTACTAACTTTTATCTTCATAAATCAAATACCTTTAATGACTCTGCAAAGTTACCATTTTCTTTTAATTGTCGTAACATTTCGGCAACTATTTCACGTGTTTCTGCTTGTGCATCTGACTTTAACCTTTGTTTACATAATCGGATGAAGGCGTAAAGTGATCCTGTCCAAATCATTGTCGTGTTAAGATTCAAAGGTAGGATAGTACGCGCTTGTTCTTTTGATACTCCTAACTCAATCAACTTTTTATATGCGTTCTGACAAAACTCTTTAACCTCATATTCAATAACGTTGCAAGCCTCCTGTCCGTACATGTCCAAAGGTTCTGCGCTGCCTTGCTTACTATCTTTTGATTGTGTTCTCCACTCGTTTATTAACGTGTATGTATCACTGAAGTCGACGTACCTGCCTGATATTGAATTGTATTCAACTCCTATCTGTGTTTTGATTAATTGTCTTTCAACATAGATAGGTATTTGCAACCTAAAAACAACCTTTGGATGACTGAATGGTGACCAATGGCTGTGACGTGCCAAATAAGATAATAAACTATTATTTTGTTCTGTTGTGTAATGTTCTGCTCTTTTGTCAAAACTTACTCGGGCAACGTCACAAACCGTAACGTCTGACCCGAATACATCTAATAACTCTACTTTCATTTTATTTGTTTTTTTAACCAATTTAACCTATCATTATAATTCCAGGCACTCTCATAAGGTAAATGATTATCTAAATAATTATCAATGTCTAAACTTTCTAATCCTGTGATTATTTTTTTAACGTACATCATACCAATTAAATCTTTGAAACAACATTGCATTAAATTGATATTATCGTACATTAATCTTAATATTTCATTGACATCTCTTTTCATAATACTATTTAATTAACTCCCACAAAACAAGCAATCATTTTCATCATCATCTGCCTCAGGATTGTTTTCTATCTCGGGGTTAAGTTGTTTCTTAAGGTTGTATATTTCCATCATCAACTCTCCATCTTCAAAGATGTTACCCGTTAATTTAGCCTTTAACTCTGCTATCTTTTGTTCAATTTCCATCATCGTACTTCTTATAATATGCTTTTCTTATCAATCTTCCTACGTTAATTACTCCTTTTCGGTTCTCTCTGCGCTTCCACCTATCAATATCGAATGCTATCGCGATCATCCAACGGTTGCGGTTCTTATTGTCCTTTTTCATTGAATCTCAATATTAATGTTTTCTTTAAACGCATCTATTTGTTTAATAACATTGGAATAGGTCTGAGCCATTGTTTCGTTGTTGTTCTCTACAAATGTAGCAGCAAATCTTTCAACTCCTGTGATAAAAGCATTTATAGTTTGCTTGATTTCTCGTTTATGAAACATGTTGTCTGACACATCATCTAATGAATGTAAAGCTGATTGACATAGCATTGTAGCGTGTGCTATGTGTTTATAGTATTCGATTGCCTGCTGACGTTTAGCCTCAGTCAAATCGCTGAGGCTTGTAACTTTCTTTTTCATGTTAGAACGGTGTTTCTTCTGTTTGTACTTTGTTTACTCTCCAAGCTTCGTTATTCGTGAAAAACTTCCCTTGCCACTCGGTGGTTTTAAAGTTAAAATGCACTTCTACTTCTTGGTCTACCTTGTTATATTGTAGGAACTTATCAACTTTCTCAGTCCCAAAAATACTAAACTTCGCACTTTGAGGGTACTGCCCTTCGTTTTCCTTAACTACAAACTCAATCTTTTTGTTTGCACCTACCTCGATAACCTCTAACACGTTAGTGATTGTCCCTTTAAAAATCATTTCATTTGCTTTCATCTTCTTTTATTTTTTGGTTTGCTATTCTAAACGCCTCTTTGACGCACTCTGTTACACTATACTTTTTCTTCTGGTATTTCAGACGCATACGTATCTCATCGATTGGTATGTCTTGAAAATTAACTATGCTTTTTTTCATAGATTTGATTTATATATTCGTTATAATAATCAATTGCTTGCTTGCACGTTTCAAGCATTTTTTGTTCAAGCTCTAAATCACGGTCAATGGTTAACATGGTTACAAGTGATTCGCTCGGTGCGTTACCTACTCGGTGCAGTTGCTCGTTTTCGTAGCCTATAAGCTCCTGTGGTGTGTCTACCATACAATAAGCCAATGCAGCCTTATCAACGTTGTAAAGATACATGTAACCTCTTAACTGATATTCATAATCTTTGATATTAATATCGTCAGGAGTAGCTGGGAATGTTTCAAAGCTCCATGACGTTTTAATGTCGATAATTAACTCAGGTGTGTAGATGTCGCACTCGCCTGTAAGAATATCCGTTGACTTTCGCTCGGTGTTCTTTTCGTAGTTAGTAAACAGAACGTCGTTAAGTAGTTGGATTGAATGTTCTTCGCATTGCAAGCCCTTTGTTACATACTTGTTATTTAGCTCCACGTCGTAGCCAAAGTAGTCTTGCTTAGCGATTGACTTAATATAAGACTTCGCTGTCTCTGATAGCGCCCCTTTCGTTCGGGACGCCGTCATGATTTTCGGTAGTGAACTGCAACGTATTAGCATGATTGCTTAAATTTAAGTTCGTAATACTTTGACAATTCAGCGTCTTGATATTCCGTTAAATCTTGTATAACTTCACAATCAATACAAAGTGTGTCCGATGTAATATTATACCATTGGTGTGTTGCTTTTCCAATAAATTCAACTGATACAAATTCAACTCCTTCTGATATTGAATCATAAAAAAGAACCCCAGAACCAATAGGCGCAATATATTCTTTTCCTTCTAAACGCATTAAAGGTTCACCCTCTTTATCGTATAATTCATATGTTACTAAAATAACTCTAATTGTTTAGCGGTTAATTCAAACTTCTCTTTTAGCTTTTCCATTGTGTACTCACCTTTTCTAATCTTTTCAAGTGCTGCAGCTAACCTATCATCTGAGATTGTTTCTTTACGTTTACCCGTTTGTTCACCACTTGCATCGATGTCTTTATCGGTTACAAGTCCTAACATTGACGAAAGACAGTATCTTCTAAAGTAAGTTATCGCACTACCCATTACTTGAAAATCGTTTTGACCTTTAAGCTGTACATTCATTGGGATGTCTGTTTTACTTTCAAGTGATTCACCGCTTTCGATGTGAAAAACGATAGTAACCATTTGATTGTCTTGAAGCAATTGCGTGAAGCCTAATCCGTTCTTTTTCATTAATGGATTAATGACTTTGTAGATTGCTGTAAGGTCTGCATATGAGTATCCAAAACCTTGAGTACCTTTGTGTATTGTTGGGACTTCCTGTTGAAAGTTTGCCAATGCTTTGTATAAATTTTTCATGATACAATTAATTTAACATTGTTTTTCTTAAAGATTGTCATTTCTAAATCGTATTCAACCGAATCCCAATTAATGTTTAAATGGTCAATTAATACGTCTTGTTCAAATGCTCCGAGTACTATCGACCCGTTGTAAATGCTAATTGAAAAGAACTTTGAAGCATCGACCTTCTGAAGTATTAATGCTAATTTTCTTAGATTTGTTTTCATTGTGTGTTTTGTTTTAGTTATGTTACAAATTTAAATATTTATTATTAATCTGCAAGCTTTTTTTATTTTTTTTTTTATAATCCACAATAACCGCTATCACAACCAGTAAAATCTTCATCAAATAAATCCAGCTGTAACTTATGATTTCTTATCTTTTCGTAGGTTATCCCTTTTTTAAACGTGCAGTTATTGCTTTGCTCCATTTCAACAAACCAGTTGAATTTATTTGGTTGCTTATTACTCATGTGTTTTAACATTAATTCATTTCTATGAAAACAACCAACACAATTGTTTTGATACGCAAATCTAACAGGTTTATCTAACCAGTATTTTTCTATTGAATCTTTGAATGTACGGCTTTCAATTAAAGGAAATTTAATACTTCTATAAGGTAGTTCTTTCCATTTATTACGACCGTTCTTTTCGCCTACTTTAAATTTAAAGTTTTCTATTCCGTTAATTTGTCTTTCAAACATTCTGTTGGCTCTTTCAACTTCACTGGCTCTAAACCCTAAACGCATCTCAACAGGTAGTTCAGTGTTTTCGTAACACCATTGTGCAATAGGTTTAATTTTCATGTCAACGGTGCAGAATATTGTCATAACGTTTGGAAGGTAGAAGTTACCATTTGCCATTTTATAATTGGAAATTACCTCTTCAAAAGTTTTATCACTTAACCAAGTTATTTCTTTACCTATGTATTGTTCAAGGTCTAACATGGTGTAAATTATTTCGTCTTCTTCAAGTGTGCCTATAAATTCACGTCCTATTTTATCACTTACAATTTGTCTTACTTTCGCATCTGGAAATAAACACTTAGCATCGTTTGTTCTAACTAAAGAAAAAAGATTGTAATCAGCTGGGTGATGCACCGCCATGTAGCTTGATGTCTTACCTCCGCTTAAACTGTTTATTGTTTTCATAGTATTTCTTTAAATTTTTCTAAACTTTTTATTAAATAATATTTGAAGCCTTGGTCAATTAATTGTTTTTCAACGTATTGTTGTAAATGAGACTGAACCCCTTTTTCCGCTTTAAATTCAACAAATATCGTTTTACCGTCTTTGAATAGAATTGAATCGGACATGCCACTCA